GGGAACTGGTATGGGTATGACCAATAACATGAGATTAATACCAAATGAATTTGAGAAGAAATTCAATATACCCGCAAATACTAAAGTTCCAACTGAAATTGCGAAACAAATTAGAAACCTACTGAACAACCCACCTAAAGGTTGGGTTAATGAAATGAAACATGGGGAGCATGGTGGTACATGGGACAAACGTAATTGGGATTTACTCAGACCAATCGTCGATGAGTGGAAAAAGAACATAGGTAAACAAAACACTGACGCAATTGAATCAAGTACACAAAGCAAAGTATCTAACGACGAAAAAGTAACAGCGGCATTGAGTTCACTTTCTGAATCCAATATGGAATCTAATGAAAAAGTAACAGCGGCATTGAGTTCACTTTCTGAATCCAATATGGAATCTAATAAAAAATTAGACAGTATTGTAACTGCACTAAATCAAGGTAATAGAAACACTAAAGATATTAAACAATTAACATCTGCGAATGGTTAATTCCTTTACTTAATTAAACAGCATAAATACAGCAACATTAATTAAAACAGGTTATCCATATGTCGTGGAAAAAGTATTTTAAAGTTGCTGACACATCAGGACAGTTTAGTCCAATAGGCAGTGGTGCAACAACGCCACAAGCAAGTAACTTTGCATTTAGAAATTACCAAAGTAAACTTCCTGAAGTTTACACAGGGCATCCTAACCGTGTTGAACGTTACAACCAATATGAAGCAATGGACATGGATAGTGAAGTAAATGCTTGTTTGGATATTATTTCTGAGTTCAGTACTCAAGCAGATGATGTTACTGCAAGTCCATTTGATATTAACTATGTAAGTAAACCAACTGATAATGAAGTTAACATTCTTGCAGAGCAGTTAGCACAATGGGTTAAATTAAATAAGTTCAATGAACGTTTGTTTAAAATGTTCCGTAATACAATTAAGTACGGTGACCAAGTATTCATTAGAGACCCTGAAACATTTAAACTTATGTGGGTTGAACCTACCAAAGTAGCACGTGTCATCGTTAATGAAAGTAAAGGAAAAGAACCCGAGCAGTACGTTGTTACTGATATTAATCCAAACTTTGAAAATTTAACAGTTGCGGCTAAAACAGTGGACGACTTTGCGGTCAATCCTGGGCGTGGTGGTTACACAGCGAATAACCAAGCGCCAGTTAGTGGTGGAAACTTAAACAACAATGGTAGTAGATTCGCTAACTCGATGAAAGAGTCAGTAATTGATGCTAAGCACGTAGTACATTTAAGTTTAACTGAAGGGCTTGATGTTACTTGGCCATTCGGCACTAGTATATTGGAAAACATCTACAAAGTATTTAAACAAAAAGAAATGCTAGAAGATGCTATTCTAATTTATAGAATTCAAAGAGCACCGGAAAGACGTGTGTTTTATATTGATGTTGGTAATATGCCAAGTCATATGGCAATGAGTTTCGTAGAACGTGTTAAGAATGAAATCCATCAAAGACGAATTCCTACGCAAAATGGCGGTGCTAACACAATGGATGCTACGTACAATCCATTATCAACAAATGAAGACTTTTTCTTCCCACAAACAGCGGAAGGACGTGGGTCTAAAGTTGATACATTACCCGGTGGTGAAAATCTTGGACAGATTGACGATTTACGTTACTTTAATAATAAGTTAGCACGTGGTTTACGTGTACCTAGTAGTTACTTGCCTAGTGGACCTGACGATAGTTCATCGCCATTAACTGACGGAAGATTAGGAACTGCCTTAATACAAGAATTTAGATTTAATCAATACTGTAAGCGTATACAGGCATCATTAGCACGTGTTCTTAATACTGAATTTAAACTTTACTTAGCATTTCGTGGATTTAATATTGATAGTGGTTTGTTTGACATTAAGTTTAACGAACCACAGAATTTTGCTAGTTATAGACAAAGTGAGTTAGATGCAACTCGTGTTAGTACGTTTGCTAATTTAGAACAGTATCCTTACCTTAGTAAACGTTTCTTACTTGAGCGTTACTTAGGATTAACTGAAGAAGAAATGGTCAAGAATGAGGAACAATGGGAAGAGGAGAATGCGAAAGCACAGAAAACTAGTCCAGAAGGTTCTGATTTGCGCGGGGTGGGAGTTATGCCTGGTGGATTTGAAAGCGATATCGATATGATGGGTGAAATTGAAGGTATGGACGATATGGACAGTGGAGGTATGGACGATATGGGTGGTGCAAATGCAGAATTAAACCCAATGGCTTCGGAAGCACCTCCTATGTCAGGTGGTGATACTGCAGGTATTGCATAAATAATACTATGATATTAAACGAACTATTCAATAAAGCACTTCCTGGATATCAGGATTTGGAAGATGATAATTCACAAATTACTAAAGATGATTTGCGTAAAACCCGTCTTACCCTAAGACAAATCAATAAATTACGCCAAATGAATGATATACGTAGTATTGAAAAAAATGATAAATTGGAAAAGATTAAAAATATGTATTCTGCACCAGTTGAAGAACCAATGGGTGGTGGTTTTTAGAACACAAATCCTTTAATACCCATAAAAATACATAAAAATCTTAAAAAAGGCACTATTACGGTGTCTTTTTTATCACATGGTCTAAATACACACACGAATATGAATATTTTTAATTTTTGGAGTTAAACCATGAGTAACAAATTTGAGAAACTAATTGAATACGTCATTAATGACGAAGACCAGAAGGCATCTGACCTTTTCCATGATATTGTTGTAGGTAAATCACGTGAAATTTACGAAGGTTTAATGCAAGACGATATCGGTGGTGATACTGTTGATGATTTCATTGATGATGTATCTGCTGATGAAGAAGGTGTTGATTTTGCAGATGATGCAGAAGAAACTGAAATGGACTTTGGTGGTGAAGTAGATGCTGAAGAGAATGAAGACGACCACGCTGAAATCGAAGACCGTGTTGTTGATTTGGAAGACAAACTTGACGAGTTGATGGCTGAGTTTGATGACCTTATCGGTGACGATACAGTTGGTGCATCTGATGAAGATGACGCTGAAATGGATTTTGAAGTTGATACAGATGACGAAGGTGAAGACTTTGGTGATTTAGACGCTGAAGAAGAATTATCCTTTGAAGACAAAGAGGAATTAGAAGAAGATGCTAAATTAGTAAATGCTCCTAAACCAGTTACATCAGAAGAAGGCAGTGTTAATACAACAAGTGCTAATGCAAATGATGCAGGTAAGAAATCTAAAACAGATGCAAAACCTGTTCAAACTAGTACAGCAACTGAAAAGGGACGCCCTGCACCAAAAGCAAAAGACTTAGGTGTTGATGGCCCAGAAGGTGGCGCAAAATTATCTAACGCACCCGCTCCTAAAAAAGGCGAGTAATTAAGTGTCTTTCTTACAGGAAAGTTTATCCTTTGATGCCGCTCAGATAGTTCTTGAGCGTGATGAAAAGGGTGATAAAAATCTTTTTATGAAAGGTCTTTGCATCCAAGGCGATGTAAAGAATGCTAATCAGCGTATCTACCCTGTTAATGAAATCAATAATGCTGTTAAGACATTAAAAGAGCAAATTGGTGGTGGATATTCTGTATTGGGTGAGTTAGACCACCCAGATGATTTAAAAATTAACCTAGACCGTGTAAGTCACGTCATCACTGATATGTGGATGGAAGGCGCAAACGGTTATGGTAAATTAAAGATATTACCTACTCCAATGGGAACACTAGTTGAGACCATGTTGGGAGCAGGAGTAAAGTTAGGTGTCTCGAGCCGAGGTAGCGGAAACGTTAACGAAAGCAACGGACATGTAAGTGATTTTGAAATAGTAACAGTTGACGTAGTAGCACAACCTAGTGCACCTGACGCTTATCCAACAGCCATCTATGAAGGTTTGTTGAATATGGAAGGTGGTTCTAAGTTGCTCGAAATGGCTTCTGATGCTAGAGAAAGTATCACAGCACAGAGGTTTTTGAAAAGTGGCATTTTGCAACTTATTAAAGACCTCAAATTATAGGAGATATTGATGCTAGATGCAATGAAACCCTTGCTTGACAGTGAACTTATCAACGAAGACACACGTATTGCAATCCAAGAAGAATGGGATGCAAAACTGACTGAGACTCGTGAAGAAGTACGCACTGAGTTGCGCGAAGAATTCGCTCAACGTTACGAGCACGACAAACAAACAATGGTAGAAGCACTAGACCGCATGGTATCCGAAAGTCTTGAAGTGGAAATTCAGGAAGTTGTTGCTGAGAAAGAACAACTTGCCGAAGACCGTGTTAAGTTCAACACTAAGATGACTGAAAATTCTAATAAATTTAATAAATTTATGGTTACTAAGTTAAGTGAAGAAATTAACGATTTAAGAAATGATAGACAACTCCAAACTGAAGGCATGGTTAAGTTAGAAAATTTTGTAGTTAAGGCTCTTGCAAGAGAGATTAACGAATTTGCACAAGATAAGAAAGAAGTTATTGAAACTAAAGTCAAACTTGTAGCAGAAGCAAAAACTAAACTTAACGCTCTTAAAACGAAGTTCGTTAAAGAGAATGCAAAGAAAGTTGGAAGTGTTATTACCAAGCGTCTAAACACTGAATTATCACAATTACATGAAGATGTTAAAGTTGCTCGCGAGAACAACTTTGGACGTCGTATTTTTGAAGCATTCGCAACAGAATTTACAGGAACTCATTTGAATGAGAATGCTGTTATTCGCGAATTAACTAAAAAAGTTAGTGCACGTGATAGTAAGTTAGAAGAAGCCAAAGAAACAATAAAGAAAGCAAAAGTATTAGTTGAGTCAAAGAATGCTGAAGTTAAAACAATTAAAGAGTCTAATGTACGCGCTAAGACAATGGATGAATTGCTAAGTCCTCTACAAGAAGACAAAGCAACTGTTATGCAAAATTTACTTGAAAACGTTCAAACTTCAAGACTACAACATACATTTGAGAAATACTTACCAGCCGTTCTTGCTAATAAGTCTGTAGGTTCAGATGTAAAACGTAAGAAAGCACTAACTGAGAGTACAACTTCAGTTACTGGTAACAAAGAGACAAAAGAACTGTGCGAGAGCGTCGACAACATTGTTGACATTAAGCGTTTAGCAGGTCTTTAATTAACTGATTTTTAGGAGAAAAAAATGTCAGAACAATTAATCGAAAGTCGTTGGACAGAAACCAAAGACGCCTTGCTAGAAGGTCTACAAGGTACAAAAAGAACAACTATGAGTGTAATCTTAGAGAATACTCGTAATCACTTAGCAGAATCTGCATCTGCAGGCGCAACAGCATCAGGTAACGTTGCTACACTTAACCGTGTAATCTTACCAGTAATTCGACGTGTTATGCCTACTGTAATTGCTAACGACTTAGTTGGTGTACAACCAATGTCTGGTCCAGTTAGTCAGATTCATACATTGCGTGTACGTTATGGTACTACAATGAACGACACTAGTGCAGTAAACACTGATACTACAGCAGGCGACGAGGCTTTAAGTCCGTTTAAAATTGCTACAGCATACTCTGCTGGTACAGGTGCTACACAAGCGGCTTACACAGGTTCACCTACATCAGGACTTGAAGGTAACGGCGGACGTAACATTAGTGTTCAGTTGTTAAAGCAAGCTGTTGAAGCTAAAACACGTAAGTTACAAGCACGTTGGACGTTTGAAGCGGCACAAGATGCTAATTCAATGCACGGTATTGATGTTGAAGCAGAAATTATGGCGGCGTTAGCGCAAGAAATTACTTCTGAAATCGACCAAGAGATTTTACAATCACTTCGTTCTTTAGCAAACACTGAATTCACATTCGACCAAGCAGCGGTATCTGGTACTGCTACTTTCGTTGGTGATGAGCATGCAGCACTTGCTGTTTTAATTAACAGAACTGCTAACTTAATCGCACAACGTACTCGTCGTGGCGCAGGTAACTGGGCAGTAACTAGTCCTCAATCACTTACAATCTTACAATCTGCAACTACGTCAGCATTTGCTCGTACTACAGAAGGCGCTTTTGAAGCACCTACAAATACTAAGTTTGTTGGTACATTGAATAGTGCAATGAAAGTATATGTTGATTCATATGCAGCAGATAGTACTGCAGTACTTGTTGGTTATAAAGGTTCTAGTGAATCTGATGCACCTTCATTCTACTGTCCGTACATCCCATTAATGAGTAGTGGTACAGTACTAGACCCTAGTACGTTTGAGCCAGTAGTTTCATTCATGACTCGTTATGGTTATGTTGAACTTACTAACACTGCATCATCATTTGGTAATGCAGGCGACTACTTAGGTGAAGTTGCTGTTTCTAACTTGTCTTTCTCTTAATATTTGAGTAAGTAAAGTAAGTACATAAAAAACCCGCTGAAAGGCGGGTTTTTTATTGCCTAAAATTCCTTAACATAAAACAATTCGCAATGCTGTAATAATCATTATGGTTATAAATACGTATATTACCACCACAAAAAAACGTATGGATTTTTTAGCAATTATTTCAGAAGTTGGGTTTCCAATAGCAGGCGCTGGAGCCGCAGGATACTTTGTATTCCTAACTGTTAAGTTTATCTTAGCAGGTGTTACAGGCGGTGTACATGGTCTTAAAAACATTATCGGTGCATTAGATAACAGAGTACAAACAATGAATAACGACTTAGTGAAGATTGATGCATTAATGAGTTATGCATTACAAGTTAAGCCCAATATAGACAGACTTGCCGCTAATGAAGGAAAGGAAGATGCACGACGCGATTAGTATGGAAAATAATTACACAAAGGAGAAAAAACATGGAACTTGATATAACAGATGCTATTGGTAAGTATGGGTTTCCGATAGTTGCTTCATTTGGTATGGGTGCCATGGTTTTCTATATATGGAAATGGGTAACAACAGAAATTAAACCAGTTATTAGTTCTGCTCAAAAAACTCTTATTGGATTGGTAGATAGAATTAGAATGTTAGATAACGATATGATTCGTTTAAACACTAAGTTACAAATGGTTCTAGAGTATCACGAAAAAACAGGAATACCAGTTGATGGGGAATTAGAGGAGATAGTTAAGAAGTATGCTTCGAATAGCACACAATTTAATCAAGATAGCAATCGCAATAAGTCTAAGTAACGCAATTGCATCGCCATTTACGCACGAGTTTTCTAACCCGTCGTTCAACGGTAACGCTGGTGCACATTGGCTAACAATTGAAGAAAAGCTATTTAAAAAGAAACAAGAATTAAAAGATAAAGCACGTGCTAAAGCAGAGAAAGAACTAGCACTAAAAGAAAAAACAAACGTTGCTAAGTTCTTTAAGAATGTAGAAGCA